TTTCAAAGGCTTTCGTAAACGGCGGCGAACTACCCTCCGCTTATCCCTACGGCTACCCAACGCCACGCTAAATAATGTTCGACACCACGGTATCGCCCAAGCCGACAGAATTTTCGGCCAAAGCACCTAGGTGCGCGGACACTCCAGCGTGAACGTTCGGCGCGTCGTACGTATCGGCTCCAGCTGGGACCTCAATGGTGGTTGTTACCATCATCACGGTCGGCGGCTGCCCGGCCATCGGAATAACCGATTTCCGGGTAATGAGCTTGTACGTATTACGCGGCACCGAGCCGACCACCCCTGTTTGCGGGTTCGCCTTACCCAGGCTTTTGTACTGCTTGGGCTTAGCAAACGTCACCGTAAACGGAGCGCCTCCCGAATGGGTTGTTACACCCGTTTGGGTACCACCCAGTGCAGTAATGGCGACTTGTTTGCCATTGCTGTCCGGGGCGGTATCGGCTACGAAAGAGTACGTCGGGCTTGTAAGCCCGGTCTGAGCTGCCCCCGTAATCGGGGAAGTGGGACTCCACATAGTGGATACTCCATTGCCAAAAGGCAGAATGTTACTGGTTAACTGCACGACGAGTAGCCCCTTGAGTTACGGCGAGCGCACCTAAATTCAACCATTTGTTAACGGTTGCCGGGACCTCTACCCTGAAATTCGGGATAGAGACTAACGGTGAGGTGCCTCTCGTGACGGTCGTCTTGAGACTACTCCATTGACCAGCGGTGCCTGAGGCGAGAACATCGAGAGATCCGCCATACGCGCTCATAAGACGCTTCATGTCCAGCTCCACAGAACGATAAGTCCTGTGGGTAGTCCGGACAGTCTTATTGACAAATATGACATCACTCTGGTCCGTCATCGCCGCGTCTAGTATGTCACCAATATTGGTGAAATAGTCGACTAGGAAGGACCACGGGGTTATTTCCCACAAAGTTGGTATGAACTGTTTAGCAACAAAGCCAAACCGTTCAAGCACCTCTGTAGTACCATTAAAACCCGTGACCTGCGAGCGTAGCCCGACAATGTACCTTACTGAACCAGTAGAGTATACCCAGGTGTTTCTAACAACTGGGATGTTCGCTCCAGCGATCCACAGATCCATGTCATGGCTTTCTCCTACGTCCTTGCCGGTTCGAGTCAGCCGGTTGATCACCTTTTTACGCGCCAGACTCTTGTACGCCTTAACGGCGTCCGCGATATCTGAAGCTAAGGGGACCCAACCAAAACTGTACTCTAGCCAAGTGTCAGCCAGGATCTTCTTACGTGACTTTCGGGGTGCATTCCGCGCTCTCTTTCCTGCAGAGCGCATGTAGTCCCCTAAGCCTTGAAAAAGACCTTTGGCAGGGCGCCGAATCATTTCCATGGTTTTGCGCGCTTCCGCTACAAAGATCATACCCTGCATTTGGGTACGCTGTTCACGTATAGCACGCATCATGTACTTGATGGCCTGGTTGTCAGCGGCGTCCATATCGACGGACGCAGACGGAAACCCAGCATTTGTAACTACTGAGTCTAACGCCTGCTCTCCATATCTCTCAGAATGATCCGACCTCCGGATGAGATGAAACTCACCCTTAAAAGGCAGGTTCTGATTGAGCTGATACATCACCCCTTCAAAGGGAGTGGTAGCAGGGAGGCCTCGCTTGATGTACTCACGCCAGTTTGGCAAGCCACCGCCAGTTCTGAAGTTGTTATACTTCAAAACTTCACCAGATAACGAGGTTTGAGCCTGTAAAGACTCATCCCAAAATGTCACCTGGTTACGGATCGGCCAATAGTTGGTGCGGACATCATACATTGCGAGCAATCCTCTTTGGAGTCGACATGAAATAAAAGACCGGGCGACAATGCCGGTCAAGGTGACCACCTTACCTCCCCACTATAACAGCCTGGCTCAGATCCCACCCAACTCTCTCTCGAGATGTTGGCAAAGGTCCTCGCTTACCGGCTGTAGGAAATGGGGTGCCTGCTTAACCATACTTAGGGATAGGGCCTTTCGGCCGGCGGTTATCACACCGCTCACTCTGCTGATAAGGCAGAACGTCCTCCGTTTTCAGGTTAAGCAGACATAAGGAATCCTCAACTGGGGTAAAACCCACGTTGAGGGAGGGTGGTC